ATATGATGGAACATTAGCTGAAGTTGTAACCCAAGCTCAAACTAGAGATAATTCATACGCTGCTACTTACTGGCCTTGGTTACGAATCCAAGACCCAGAAACAGGTAAAAGAGTATGGGTTCCTGCTTCAACAATGATTGGAGGAGTTTATGCCCATACAGATAAAGTAGCTGCACCTTGGTTTGCACCAGCAGGTATTAACAGAGGTGGTTTAGGGTCTGTACTTAGAGCTAAAAATAAATTATCTCAACTAAACCGTGATGAATTATATGCTAATAACATTAACCCAATTGCCACATTTCCTAGAAAAGGAATTGTAGTATTTGGACAAAAAACACTACAAAAAGGTGCATCTGCACTTGATAGAGTAAATGTTAGAAGATTGTTAATTGAATTAAAATCATTTATTGGCCAAACAGCAGATACTTTAGTATTTGAACAAAACTCAATCACTACTAGAAATAAATTCTTAGCAACTGTAAACCCTTATTTAGAAAATATTAAACAAAAACAAGGATTGTATGCATTTAAAGTTATTATGGATGATTCATTAAATACCCCTGATGTGATTGATAGAAATCAATTAGTAGGTCAAATTTATATTCAACCAACTAGAACAGCAGAATTTATTAACCTAGACTTTATTCTACAACCAACAGGAGCTGAGTTTCCTGCTTAAAAACTAGAATAACTAATATTTATAATTAAAAACACTAATAACAATATAAAATGTCAGTATTAGATCCAAACGAAATATTTTACACAGCTTTTGAGCCAAAACAAACCAACAGGTTCATCCTATACATTGATGGTATCCCATCATATTTAGTAAAAGGAATGGGAGCTGTATCTTTAGAACAAAGTGCAGTTGTCCTTAACCACATCAACATTCAACGTTATGTTAAAGGTAAAACAAAATGGAGTACAATCCAATTTACCTTGTTTGATCCAATCACACCAAGTGGAGCTCAAGCAGTAATGGAGTGGGTTCGTTTACATCATGAATCTGTAACAGGTAGAGATGGCTATTCAGATTTCTATAAGAAAGATTTAACATTCAATGTTGTAGGTCCTGTAGGTGATATTGTTTCTGAATGGATTATTAAAGGTGCTATGATTACTAACGCTACATTTGGAGATTATAACTGGGATGATGATGGTACTGCTGTAAACATCTCAATGACTGTACAACCAGATTACTGTATCTTGAATTACTAGTAAAATATTTCAAAATATATTTAAAAATTGCTTGGCTTTGCCAAGCTTTTTTTTTATATTAACCTTATATTAAGTAGAAAAGTTTTGAAACAATTTAAAAATAATAAGATATGGAAATTTTAGAATTTATGTTAGGTGTCCTATCCACAGTAGGTATATTCTTAGTAGGGTATGCTTCGATAGGAGTGTTTAAGGTGAAAACCAAAGTTAAAGATGTTAAAGACTCTGTAGATAATGCTTATTTAGCTATGGATGAAAGAGGTAGAGACATTTATAGTAATATAAATGATTTACGATTAGATTACCAAAACCAAATTGATGGAATTTATAGACAAATGGATTCAAGGTTTGATAAATTAGAAAATAAATTAAATAAATAATAAACCCGTTTCAAAAACTTTTCTTCTTAATATTTATTATAGAACAATAAAGTTATACTAAATAAAAATTATGAGCGAATTTAAATTACCTACTGAAGTTATTGAACTTCCATCCAAAGGTTTACTTTACCCTGAAGGATCCGAATTAGCAAAAGGCACACTTGAAATGAAATACATGACAGCTAAGGAAGAAGATATCCTTACAAACCAATCATATATTCAAAAAGGAACAGTACTTGATAAATTAATGAAATCTCTTATCATATCTAAAATTAACTATGATGAGTTATTGATCGGAGATAAAAATGCAATTATGGTTGCTGCTCGTATTTTAGGATATGGTAAAGATTACTCATTTTCAGTTTTAGGTGAAGACCATACTGTAGATTTATCTACACTCGAAAATAAACCAATTAATGAGGAGCTATTTAAAGACGGTGAAAACAATTTTGAATTTACTCTTCCCCACTCGGGTAATAAAGTTACTTTTAAGCTTTTAACACACAAGGATGAGCAGGATATTAGTAGAGAATTAGAAGGACTTAAAAAGATAAACAAAGATAACTCTCCTGAACTCACTACTCGACTCAAATACCTCATTACTTCAGTTGAAGGAAAAACAGAAAAAAAAGATATCCGAGAATTTGTCGACAACTATCTACTAGCAAGGGACTCGAGAGCTCTAAGAGAATATGTTAAAGAAATTCAACCCGATGTTGATTTAACTTTTTTTCCCACAGGTGAATCAAATAGAATCAATATCCCAATTGGGGTTAGCTTTTTTTGGCCTGACGCTTGATAATGTTGCTCAATCTAGAGCTGCAATTTTTACCCAAATACATGAAATAGTCTTCCACGGAAAAGGTGGATATAGTTGGCATGATGTTTACAACATGCCAATTTGGCTTCGTCGTTTTACATTCAACAGAATCTCAGATTTCTATAAAAAAGAAAATGAAGAATATGAGAATGTTAAAAGTGGGGGAAAAGGGAAGAAATCTGTAGTAAATTCTGATGGTACTGTAAACACTCCTGAATTTTTAAAAGCATCAGAACCCTATAAAAAACAATTAAATTATAAGTAAGTTGAATTTTTAAATATTTATAATAAAACATTGACGAATGGGTCTTAGTGAAGATATAAAAAAAATTAATGATGAAATCAATAAACTTAGAAAAGAGTTATTAAATGAACCCCTTAAACCTTTTAAAGAAAAAGATATAGAGGTTGCTAAACTCGCCCTACAAGGACTTAGATCAGAAGTAAGAGAAATGGGTAGTGATTTAGATTATGTTTCTAAATCCTTTCAGGATAGCGTTAATGAATTGTCTAAACAAAATACCTTCCTTTCAGACGCTCATTTCAAATAAAGTTCTTGAATATAGAAAAGGAGAAACTACCTTAAGTGAGAAACAACTTAAAACACTACAACAACAAGCTAAAGCTAAATTTGATTCATTAAGAAATGATATAAGAAGTGGTCAACTTGGAGAAGAAAACACTAGAGAAGCTCAGGATGCTTTAGATAAACTAGATTTATTTAATAGTGAGATTGAAAAAACAATTAATGCCCAAAAACAAGTTAATAAAGAAATTGGTTTATTAGGAACTGGTTTAAGTGGAGCCGCAAAAGTTTTATCTAAAATGGGATTTGGGGATTTATCCCAACCCCTACAAGATGCTATAGATAAAACAAAAAATGCTAGGATACAAACCATCTTAAATAAAGATGAAATTGCAAAAATAAATAAACTTCAAGAACTTCAAGGTAAAGGATATAAAAATTTATCATGGGCCGATAAGGATCTTTATTCTCAATTAAAGAAGAGGTATAGTACTGATAAAGATGCCCAAGAAAAACTAAAAAACCACTTTAAGTCCATAAATGAATCTCTTGAATCTCAAACCTCCAAATATAAAAATATAGGTAAAGCTTTAAAAGACCAATTAACAAGTGCTAATTTACTTGATTTTGTCTTTAAATCAATTATAGAGGCTTTTGGGACCTCTCAAAAAGGTATTAGTGATTTAGCTAGAGGTTTAGGAATGTCTGCTTCTCGCGCTACCGTAATGAGACAGGAATTTGCAGATATAGCAAATTCCTCAATGAATGCTAACCTCACCGTAAAAGCTCTTCAAGAATCTCAACTAGCTGTTGGTCAAGCATTAGGTACCAATGCAATGCTTAATGAAAAGGATCTTGAAACTATGACAGACATAGTTAAAAATACAGGTCTTCAACATAGTGAATTAATAGGAATTGAAAAATTATCTTTAGCAACAGGTAAAAGTTTAGATAGTAATGTAAAATCTGCATTAGGAGGAGCAACAGCCTTTGCTTCTCAAAATAAACTTGTTGTTGATAATAATAAGGTTTTAAGAGAAGTAAATAAAGCATCTAGTGCTTTAAAATTATCTTTAGGTGGAAGCGTTGAAGAATTAGGTAAAGCCGTAGTTCAAGCACAGAAATTTGGTATAAACCTTGAACAAGCGGAAAGTATAGCATCTAGCATGCTTGATTTTGAATCTTCAATTGAAGCGGAACTAAGTGCCGAACTTTTGACAGGTAAAAATATAAACTTAGAAAAAGCAAGAGGGTTAGCATTAGAAGGAAAATCTGCGGAGGCCGCAGCCGAGATACTTAAACAAGTAGGGGGCACCGCTGAATTCAGTAAAATGAATGTTATCCAACAAGAAGCCATGGCTAAGGCTGTTGGGTTAACTCGTGACCAATTAGCAGATTCTTTAATTGAAAGAGAAGCATTAGAGGCTATGTCAGCAAAAGAAGGAGACACAGCACTCCAGGCGTATGAAAAACTAAAAGCCTCTGGAAAAACCGAAGCTGAAATGGTTGAAATATTAGGAGAAAAAACAGCAGAACAACTCAAACAACAATCAGCTCAAGATAAATTTAATGCTTCTGTAGAAAAATTAAAAGAAATATTTGTGCAAGTAATGGATGCTGTAGCACCTATATTTGATGTGTTATCTAGTATTGTTTCTACCGTTTTACCTGCTATAAATTTTCTCCTTACCCCTGTTTTTGATATGTTTAAAGGGATATCTAAAATATTAACTGGAGATTTAGAGTCATTAAATGGTTGGGAAATAGCAATGGGTGCTATCGGAGCATCGGCTTTACTTTATTTAGGATATACTAAATCCATCGCTATGTATAATGGTATTATAAAAGGTTATAAAATAGCCCAAATTGCTCTTGAAAAAGCTAATAAGAAAGGAATATTATCAACTATAGGATCTTTAGTAGTCCAATTAGGAATACAAATGGGTATATTAAGTGCCTCTCTTGCTACCAACGCAGCAGTTACTTTTGGAGTGGGTGTAGCAATAGCAGTTGCGGCGGCAGCAGCAGGATATGCTGCTATTAAATCTATGAAAGATGGTGTCATAGGACCAGGTGGTGAAATGGTAGTATCAGGCCCAAAAGGCTCAATTCAACTAGATAAAGACGATAGTATAATAGCAGGAACAAACCTCTTTG